AATGCCTAATGGCTGCGTTAGATAAAGCGTACCTGTTGGATTTAAGAAATCAGGCACTTGAGCAACGGCAAAAGTACTTAGATCTTATCCAACAGGCTAACGGAGCAATTGCAATGGTGGACGTGTTATTAACCGAATTAGACCGCCCATCAGCAGAACATAAAGAGGATTAATTATGGCAATGCAATATGACGTAAAGTCAGCACACACAAGCGCATCAGGTGTGGCGGTAGGGTATAGAACTCGCTTAAAAGGGGTTCTTATGTCCCCTTCTGCGTCTACAACAGTTAATTCTGTTTTTGCTAATAACGTCAGTGTGTCTGGGACTTATGATGTTCCAGGAAGCACTGTTTGTACTGTGACTATTAATAATCATGGGTTAGCAGTCGGGGACAGGGTTTATTTAAACTTTACCTCTGGGTCTGCTGCTGATGGTCCGTATGATGTAGCTACCGTTGGCACAAACACATTTACAGTTGCAGTGGCTTCAGCAACAACTAATGGAAATGTAACGATGTACGCAAGTATTTTGGTTGAGCTTGACTGTTCTTCTGCTACGGCTTTTTATACACTGATTCCAGGCGAAGGTATTTTAGCGACAGACGGTATTTATGTTGGTTTACCAGCTTCTGTAACAACTACGCTGTTTTACGGATGACACTATGCAGCAATATGACGTTAAATCGTATCATGCTTCAGCATCTGGTACTGCCACCACAGAGTCTGTTCGTCTAAAAAATGTAACAGTTACTAGCGGTACGGTATCGGCAAGAAACATGGCAGTTGCAGACCCAGCAGTTTCAAAGTCAGGGACTTGGAGCAGGACTGGAACAACGGTTACGGTGACAATTAACGGCAATGGTTTGGTAAATGGTCAACGGGTGTTTTTGGATGTTGCTCCTGGAACAACCATGCGTGATGGTGTGTACGAAGTATCTAACGTAACAACTAATACATTTACAGTAACTTCTGTTACCTCAGGGGCTGCAACGGGTACAGTAACAATGTACACAAATATTTATGTTGAACTTGATACATTTAATACAGTAGGTTTACCTGTTAAGATTCCAGGCGAAGGTATTTATTGCCCTAACGGGATTTATGTTGGGGTTGGTTCAAGCGTAACAGCAACGGTGATATATGGATAATCCAACGCAAGCTCAAGGTTCTTTTAACTTAGTAGGTAGGAAGGTCATGCTTGGTCTTCCCGCTTATGACTTTAAAGTCTCAGTCAAACTGGCTATTGCTATGGCTCAGTTTGCTGTAGAAGCTCCTAAGCACGGAATTGATATTCAGATTTGCAACATCTCTGGATGCTCAGTTGTGTCTCGTGTCAGAAACTTAATTGCTAAAGACTTCTTAGCGTCAGACTGCACAGACTTAATGTTTATTGATTCGGACATTACGTTTAACCCACAAGACATCTTCCGTCTAATGGCGTGGAATACTGACCCTAAGAAGGGTATCGTAGGCGGAGTTCCTGTTGCCCGTAAAAAAGGTCAGGTCTATATATCGACTTTAGAGCAAGATGCTGATGGCGGGATTTATATGAACTCCTACGGCTTAGTTAAGGCTAAACGGATTGCCACAGCCTTTATGTTGATTCGTAAAGACGTATTTGAGACCCTCAGAGACAATCATCCTGAGTGGAAATATCACGATGACCGAGTAGTAGATGGAAATCCAGACAAATTCTGCTATTCATTCTTTGACTTTAAATCCACCCCAGAAGGCTATGTAGGCGAAGACTATCTTTTCTGTGATCGTGCTACGGCTCATGGCTACGAGGTATGGATTGACCCAACGATTAAGCTAGGTCATCTAGGAATGGAAGAGTTTGCAGGATCTTTTGGGGAAGAGTATCTCTATCCTCTTATTAGACCTATTGACTCCAAAAAGGATGTCGCATAATGGCTACCAAAAAGAAAACTCCTTCTTTAGCAATTGGTCGTGGTGAGAAATTACCAGTATCCAAGGGTGCTGGCTTAACCGCAAAAGGTCGTGCTAAGTACAACAAAGCTACTGGATCTAATCTAAAGGCTCCACAGCCAGAAGGTGGCGCTAGAAAGAAATCATTTTGCGCTCGCATGTCTGGGATGCCTGGACCAATGAAAGATGAAAAAGGCAGACCTACCCGTAAAGCAGCTTCTTTAGCAAGATGGAAGTGCTAAACATGAGCCAAGAAATGTTATATCTATGGAACGCAGTTCTAACACTAGCAGGAGTTCTTGTTGGTCTTTGGGCAAGAGAGAAGTCTTCTGAACTGGCACGTCTTAACATCCTATTAAATAAAACCCGTGAGGAGGTAGCTCGTGATAACGTTACTCAAGCAGAAATTGACAAAATTATGGCTCATATTGACCAACGCTTTAACAAGCTTGAAGTCAAAATTGACCAGCTTATTCAAGGGAAAATAAATGCCTAGCGTTAGCAAAAAACAGCACAACCTAATGGCAGCTGTGGCTAATAACCCTAAGTTTGCTAAAAAAGTTGGCATTCCTAAATCTGTTGGAGAGGATTTTATGGAAGCTGATAAAGGTAAAAAGTTTAGAACTGGTGGATCTACCAATCCATCCAAAGGTAAATTCAACAAACCACGTTCTAATCATGGGATGATGCAATTACCAAATGTTAGTTTAGAAAAGTATGTTGGTAAAAAAGAAGGTGGAACCTTGAAAGGAAAAGAAATGAAAGAATCTAAGATGATGGTTAAGAAAGAAATTGGTTTTATGAAGAAAAAAGGCGCTCCTAAATCCATGATTAAACATGAGATGGCAGAGGCTAAAATGAACAATGGCGGTATGACATCCATGAAAAAAGTAGCTACCAAAGCCGTTAAAGGTCACGAAAAGCGTATGCACGGCATGGCTAGTGGTGGCAAAGTAGCTCAGTTATCTAAAGCTAATGGCGTTGCTGTAAAAGGCAAAACCAAAGGCACTATGGTTAAGATGAAATCAGGCGGATATTGCTAATCATGGCTAATTTCCCAGACCTTAACGATGACGGTAAAGTAACTCGTGCTGACGTCCTTAAAGGACGTGGCGTTCCAGGCTTTAATAAAGGAACTGTTGTTAAAGACGAGCTCCCACAAGAGATGGTTGATCGTCTTACCCGTGAGGAGAACGAAGCTAATCCTATGGTTAAGCTACGGGATAAGATCTTTGGTCCAGAAAAGAAAAAGCCAGAACCAGTTAAAAAAGCTAAAGGTGGAAAAGTATCTAGTGCTTCTAAACGTGCTGATGGTTGTGCAATAAGAGGAAAAACTCGTGCCTGATCCTATCAAAGCGACTGAGATAATGAGCCAATTAAATTTAGAGGGTGGCAAAGAGCCACCAGCTAAAGCTCGTTCTATGTCTAATGATAAGGATAAAAACCCTGAAGTAGCTGAAAAGTTTAAAAGTGATCTTGAAAAAGCTAAAGCCGAAGTAAAAAGAATTTCAGAGGAAACAAAGGCAAAAGCAGAAGCCGAGCGTCCACGAACCTATACTGAAAGATTGCAAGATATGGGTAGATTGCCTAAAGGCGGTGGCGGTGCAATGCCTAAATCTAACCGTGATATTACTAAGAATTACAAAGCTGGAGGTAAAGTATCTTCTGCCTCTAAACGAGCAGATGGTTGCGCTATTCGTGGAAGGACAAAGATATGAGACCTAGTCGTGGCATGGGCGCAATTATGCCCACTAAAATGGGCAGAGGCGTTAAGAAAGCTCGTAGGGACGACACCGACTTTACTCAATATAAAGAGGGTGGCAAGGTCAATGCAGCTGGAAACTATACCAAACCAGGTTTGCGTAAGCGGATTGTTTCTCAGGTAAAAGCAGCTGCAACACATGGTACTGGCGCAGGTCAATGGTCAGCTCGTAAAGCGCAGTTGGTAGCTAAAAAATATAAGGCAGCTGGCGGTGGCTATAAATGAGTGGTTTAGCAAAGTCTCAGCGTTCTTTAAAGGCTTGGGGAGACCAGAAATGGACAACCAAGTCAGGGAAGAAGTCGTCCGAGACGGGCGAAAGATACCTGCCAAAAAAAGCAATCGAAGCCCTAAGCCCACAGGAGTACGCAGCAACAACACGAGCAAAACGACAAGGCAAAGCACAGGGAAAGCAGTTCGTCCCGCAGCCAAAAAAAGTAAAAGCAAAAGTAAAACCATATAGGAAGATATGAGTACTTCTGGAACTACAACCTTCAACCTAGACCTCAATAACCTCATTGAAGAGGCTTTTGAGCGTTGTGGTACGGAGCTTCGTACTGGTTACGATATGCGGACTGCCCGCAGGTCTTTGAACCTATTGACAGTTGAATGGGCTAACCGTGGTATTAACCTCTGGACTATTGAGCAGGGTCAGGTTGCAATGGTTACTGGGCAAGGTATTTATCCTATTCCAGTTAATACGATTGACCTTTTAGACCATGTCGTTCGTCAGAATAATGGCGTTACAAGCAACCAGATTGACATCAATATTAGCCGTATTTCAGAGTCTACCTACTCTACAATTCCTAATAAGCTAACTACTGGGCGTCCTATTCAAGTTTGGTTTAACCGCCAGACAGGACAGTCTAATTCGACCGCTGTGGCTTTAAACGGCACAATTGATGCTGCGGCTACTTCTATTACCGTCACAGATGCAAGCGCCCTTCCTATCGGTGGATTTATCAAAATTGATAACGAAACAATTAGCTATGCCAATGTCATAGGGAATGTTCTAACAAACTGCTACCGTGGTCAAAACGGAACTACGGCTGCAAGCCATACGACAGGTGCAGCAATTACTATACAGAATCTTCCTTCCATTAATGTTTGGCCCACACCTGACGCTGGTGGTGGTCCGTATACCTTTGTGTACTGGAGGTTGCGTAGGATTCAAGATGCTGGATCTAATGGAGCTGTAGAGCCTGATATTCCCTTTCGCCTATTACCTTGTATGGTGGCTGGATTGGCTTTCTATATGGCTCAAAAGCTACCAGACGGACAGGCACGAGTGCAATTTTTAAAGCAAGAATACGAGGAGCAGTGGCTCCTGGCTTCTACGGAGGACAGAGAGAAAGCCGCTTCTAGGTTCGTTCCTAGGACGACCTTCTATGCCTAATAAATTTAGTAGTGGCAAATTTGCGATTGCCGAATGTGACCGATGTGGTCAGCGGTATAAGTTAAAGGAGCTACGGAAGTTAGTTGTAAAGCAGCAAATAAAGAACATCAAGGTTTGCCCTAGTTGTTGGGACCCAGATCAACCACAATTGTCGTTAGGGATGTACCCAGTTGATGACCCACAGGCTGTACGGGAACCACGCCCTGATATAAGCTATCAGGTATCTGGAAGTAGCGGTTTACAACTGAATGGAAGTAACGATAATACTGAAGAAGGTGTTGGTTTTCCAGAAGGTGGTAGTAGAATATTTCAGTGGGGATGGAACCCTGTTGGCGGTGCTAGAGACGATGGATTAACCCCCAACAACTTAGCCCCAGAAGGTCAGGTAGGTAGTGTAACGGTAACAACAACATAAGGAGTTGAAAATGTTTAAGAAAGACGCAGATGGGATTGCTAAAAAAGGCAAGACTGAAGGTAAAAATTTAGGTGACTCAGGTCCTACTGTTCTGGGCATGAAAGCTAAACCCAAGATGGGCGGTAAAGACCAGATGGACATGAAGAAAATGGGACGTAATCTAGCTAAGGTTAAGAACCAAGGCATGATGCGTAAAAGTGCTGGAAGGGGTCGATAATGGCTCACTATTCTAAAAAAGTAATGGGCAAGGAAGTCGGAGACGCTAAAGTCTATGCTCCTCCCCATACGATGAAGGGTAAGACAATCTCTGCTAAAGGACTGACTTCTAAAGGTATGACTGGCGCAGAACAAATGGCGACTATGAATATCTCGGTTGACGGTATTAGCAAAGGTAATGGTAAACCCGTAAATCAATACGGCAAGATTGAAATGCGTGGCGCTGGTGCAGCTACTAAAGGTCGTATGTCTAGCGGGAAGATGGGATGAATTACACGCAGTTAACTTCTGCAATTAAAGGGTTTGCTGAGAACGACTTCCCAGCGACAGTAGGCTCTTTTACTTCTGCTGAACAGATTGCTCGTTTTGTTCAGTTAGCAGAGCAACGCATCTATAACATGGTGCAGTTACCTGCTATACGTAAGAACGTTACGGGTGGGCTTACCACGGGGAATAAGTACTTAGCGACTCCTTCTGACTGGTTATCCACCTTTAGCCTGGCGGTGATTAATACGGCAAATGAGTATCACTATCTGTTGAATAAAGATGTCAACTTTATCCGTCAATCCTACCCAGACACGGATGCAGCGTTTTATGCCAAACCAGAGTATTACGCTATTTTTGATGACAATACCTTTATTCTTGGTCCTACTCCAGACCAAAACTATGCCGTAGAACTGCATTATTTCTATTATCCGCAGTCCATTGTGACTGCAGGCAATACTTGGTTAGGTGATAATTTTGACTCTGCTCTTTTATACGGGGCGTTGTTAGAAGCAGCTTTATTTATGAAGTCAGACGCTGATACTATGACGGTCTATAAGTCCCGTTATGACGATGCAATGGCAGAACTTAAACAATTGGGCGATGGTAAGAATCGTCAAGACGCCTACAGAAGTGGGCAAGTAAGGTATCCAGTCAGATGATTAATGTACAAGGGCTAGGCGAGTCTAGCGGCATTCAAGTATTTACAAAAGACCACGGTGGCTTTACCCCAGAGGAAGTTGCTGAACGGGCGTTAGATAAAATTATTCAGGTAGGGGATCAGTCTCATCCATTGGTTCGGGAGCAGGCGACTGCTTTTCGTAATCATATTCGGGAAGTGCTAGTCTTTTACATGAATGAAGCGGTAAAATTTGACCGTGTAACACTAGCTTATAAGCTACGGGAAGCTGGTCATCCTGAATTAATTAAACTTTTAGACGAATAGGAGTCCAAAATGGCATTTACAGGCAACTTTATGTGTACCAGCTTTAAGCAACAGATTCTTCAAGCTGCTCACGATTTCACAGCATCTACTGGCGATACCTTCAAACTAGCAATGTATGACAACTCAGCATCCTTTACGGCTGCTACAACTGCTTATACAAGCTCTAACGAAGTCGCTAACTCAGGTACATATTCTGCTGGTGGCGGTACTTTAGTCAATGTAACCCCAACTACTTCTGGGACTACAGCGTTTACTGACTTCTCTGATTTGTCGTTTACATCTGCGACCATTACAGCATATGGGGCATTGATTTATAACACCACCCCAACATCAGGTTTAGGGCTTACAAACCCAACCGTTTGCGTACTAGACTTTGGCGGTGCTAAAACCTCCACAGCAGGTACATTTACGATTGTGTTCCCAACAGCAGACGCAAGCAACGCAATTATCCGCATAGCGTGATTAAGTGCCGACATATTCAGGCTGGAGCAGGGGAGTCTGGAGTGGCGGACCTTGGGGCGAAGATTACGCTGATGTAGACGTTGTATTAGGCGGCTGGGGGTATAAAGGTTGGGGCGAAAGCCCTTGGGGTCAAGGTAGTGATAGTGTAGTAGGAACAGGGCAAGTAGGTTCTGTAACTGTTCAGACCACTGAAAATGTAAATGTTAATGTAACAGGCGTTTCTGGTACTGGGCAGTTAGGTAGTGCAACGGTAACGGGAACGGCAGTTGTAGATGTAACTGGAGTATCTGGCGCAGGAGAAATTGGTAGCGTCACTATTACGGGTGCAGCAAATGTCAGCGTTACAGGTGTATCAGGAACGGCTTCTGTAGGTTCTGTTGACGCACAGGCTGGAGCTGATGTTTCAGTTTCTGGGCTGTCAGGTACAGGGTCGGTAGGAACAGTTACTGTAACGGCTGGTGCTAATGTTGCTGTAACGGGAGTTAGCGGTTCTGGAGCGATAGGCAGTGTAGAAATTGATGGGTCGCTTTTAGTTGATGTTACTGGGGTTTCTGGTACAGCGGCTGTAGGTTCTGTTGTAGCACAAGCTGGGGCTGATGTTGCGGTTACAGGAGTAACTTCGACAGGTAGCGTAGGATCAGTAACGGTTGAAGAAGGTGTTGGCGTCTTTGTCGTAGGAGTCGCTGGAACTATTAGTTTAGGCACTGCTTCTATAACAGGCACGGCAGTTGTAGACGTTGTAGGCGTAGTAGGTACGGTAGCCGTAGGGACAGTAGTAGTAACCCCTAGTATTGAAGTTCTAGTAACAGGCGTTGCAGGTACAGTTAGCGTAGGTAGCGTAACAACTACTGCCTCGGCTAATGTTAGCGTAACGGGAGTGCAGGGTACAGGACAAGTAGGAAGTGTTTTAGTTTGGAGCTTAATTGATGATAATCAGAACCCAAATTGGACGCTAATTAGGACGGCAGCATGAGCGATGTCACTATAGCCCTAGGCGGGTTTGGTAGCCAAGGATGGGGAAGCGCAGCTTGGGGAGAAGGGAATGTATCACTTGTAGCCACAGGAGCAGTAGGTTCTGTGACTTTTATACTAAATCCCGTAGAAGTTACAGGCGTAGCGGGTACAGTTTTTGTAGGGTCAGTTTCTGTAGCAGGAGCAGCTAATACCCCAGTTACGGGTCTGCAAGCTACAGGGTCTGTTGGAACGGTTAATGTAAATGTTATTACACCTGTAAATGTGGTGGGTGTTAGCGGTACGGCTAGTGTTACATCGGTAACGGTTTGGATCACTATTAATGACAACCAGACCCCGAATTGGGTTGAAATAGCAGCATAAAATAAGTATTATTAACGTAATAAAGTAAGGATAAATCATGGCATCGACATATAGTGATCTTAAAATAGAGCTAATCGGTACTGGAGAGCAGACGGGTACTTGGGGTACTACGACTAACAATAACTTTTCCGTAGCTGTAGGCGAGGCAATCACAGGGTCTGCGGATGTTGCTTTTTCCAGTGCAGACGTTACCGTCACCCTTACAGATACTAATGCGGCTCAAACAGCTCGTAATTTACGACTAAACCTTACAGGTACATCTGGCGGTGCTAGGAACTTAATTCTTGGTTCGGGCTGTCAGATTGAAAAATTATACTTAGTAAACAACGGATTAGCAGATGCCGTTACAGTAAAGAATACGTCTGGTACAGGAATTGCAGTCCCTGCTGGTAAGTCGATGTTTGTCTTTAATAACGGCACAAACGTAGTAGACGCAATCACTCATTTAAGCTCTTTGACTCTGGGTTCAGCCCTACCAGTAGCTTCTGGCGGTACAGGTGTTACTTCCTCAACAGGTACGGTAGCAGTCGTATTAAGCACATCGCCAACTATCATTACTTCTACCCTTACAGGCTATACAGAAACAGTCGTAGCTATCGGTACAGTCGGTGCGTCACATACCTTTACGATTACAACAGGCACAGTGCAGACCGCTACATTGACTGCATCTACACCTTGCACCTTTACTATGCCAACGGCTACGGCTGGTACATCGTTTATCCTAACGCTTACCCAAGCATCCACAGGCATGACCACGGCAACATTTACTGGTGTTAAATGGGCTGGTGGTACTGCTCCTACAATCACAGCCACAGCATCGGCAGTAGACCTCATCAGCTTTATAGCGGTTGGGTCTACTTGGTATGGTAGTGCTATTCAAAACCTTTCGTAAGGGATTCGATAATGTTCGGTTCTCGTAATTTCTTATTTGCTAAAGCTATTTCTGCTATCCCACTTTCTGGCGGTAAGCTATTTATGTGGGGGCAAGGTAATTTTGGTCAATTAGGTATAGGCGATACAGCAAATAGATCATCTCCAGTTCAGGTTGGAGCACTAACAGATTGGGCAAAATTTGAAACAGGTAATCACACAGTTGCAACTAAAACCGATGGAACATTATGGACTTGGGGTTTTAACAACTATGGCGCATTAGGTTTAAATGATACAGCTTGGCGTTCTTCTCCTGTTCAAGTTGGCGCATTGACAGGTTGGGCAACTCCAGTAGCGGGTTTTGCTAGTTTTTCTTTAAGTATTAAAGACAATGGAACATTATGGTCTTGGGGTCGAGGCAATTATGGTAGTTTAGGGCTAGGAAACACAACTAATTATTCATCCCCTAAACAAATCGGTTCTTTAACTAATTGGTCAAAAGCAACAGCATCGTATGCTGTTTTAGCTGTTAACACTGATGGTAAATTGTTTGCTTGGGGCTATAATAACTATGGTCAGCTAGGACTTGGTGATACTGCTAACCGTTCGTCTCCTGTACAAGTTGGTGCTTTAACTAATTGGGCAACACCATCCGCAGGTAGACGGCACTCTTTATGTGTTAAAACCGATGGAACTTTATGGGTTTGGGGTAACGGTGGTAATGGTCGATTAGGTCTTGGAAATACCACAAGTTACTCATCTCCAAAACAAGTTGGAAGTTTAACTGATTGGGCAACACCAACAGGTGGTGATAATTTTAGTTTGTGTACAAAAACTAATGGTAGTTTGTGGTCATGGGGTGGCGGTGCATATGGTCAATTAGGTCTTGGTGGTCCGTATGCTTATTCGTCTCCAAAACAAATTGGTGCATTAACAAATTGGTCTGTTCCATCAGCATCAACACTTTCTAGTTTTTGCATTAAAACAGATGGTACTCTTTGGGCTTGGGGATATAATGGTGCTGGTAGACTAGGTTTAGGAAACACCACACAGCGTCTTTCTCCTGTTCAAATCGGTTCTTCAAGCCTGTGGTTTACATTAGATGGGGGCATAGGGGCAACTGGCGCTATAGAAGGAGTAGCAACTGCTGCACCAAGCAATTTAACATTGCCAGTGATTACAGGAACAGCAGAACAGCAAAGCGTTCTTTCTTGCAGCACGGGAACATGGCGTCAATTCCCAACCAGTTTTGCTTATCAATGGCAACGAGGTACTAGCAACATTGTTGGCGCTACATCTAGCACTTATACAATTGATGCAGCTGATGTTGGCTCTACGCTTCGTTGCGTAGTAACAGCCACTAATGGTATTGGCTCAACACCCGCAACTTCTGCTAGTACAGCTGTAGTAACTGCTTATGTAGGTAGATTATTTGGTTGGGGTTATAACGGACAAGGTCAATTAGGATTAAACAATACAACTAGATATGACTCTCCTGTACAGGTTGGTGCATTAACAAATTGGAAAACTCCATCTGGTGGTAGCAATAATGGTAATCTAGGCTTTACTTTATGTACCAAAGCTGATGGTAGTTTGTGGTCATGGGGTGCTAATCAAAGGGGTCAATTAGGATCAGATACTGTAATTTATCGTTCTTCGCCTGTACAAGTTGGCTCTTTAACTAATTGGTCTAAAATTAGTGCTGGTTATAGAAGTTCAATATGTATTAAAACAGATGGAACATTGTGGTCTTGGGGAAGTAACGCTAGTTTTGGTGGTTTAGGTTTAGGCGACACAATCAACCGTTCATCTCCAGTACAAGTTGGATCATTAACTGATTGGAACAGAGTTAGCAATACTGGTCTTGATTTTTGTATTGCTACTAAAACAAATGGACAATTATGGGCTTGGGGTAGAAACCATTATGGTCAATTAGGAAATGGAAATACAACATATTTTTCTTCTCCAATTCAAATTGGCTCATCAACCAATTGGTATATAGCATCAAATGGTCGTAGCCATACTGCGTGTACAACAACAGATGGAAAATTATTTATCTGGGGCGATAACGCTCAAGGTCAATTAGGATTGGGCGATACAGTTAAACGCTCATCGCCAGTTCAAGTTGGTGCTTTAACTAATTGGAAACAACCGATGGGTGGATATGCGCAAACTCTTTGCATAAAAACCGATGGATCATTGTGGGCTGTTGGAGGTAATAACGGTACAGGTGAATTAGGTTTAGGTGATACTGTTAGCCGTTCATCTCCTGTTCAGATTGGTTCATTAACTAATTGGAGCTTATTGCGTCAAGGTAACGCAAACGGATCAACCACACCAATGTGTGTTAAAACAGATGGAACACTATGGGCTTGGGGTAACGGTGGTGTTGGGCAAACTGGACAAGGTTATGGTGCGTTTTTTAGTTCTCCAAAACAAATAGGTACTTTAACAAGTTGGCTTATACCAACACAAGCAGGGAACTCTGTATTGAGTACTAGAGGATGATGTACTTTTTATCAGGACTCCCCCGTTCAGGCTCTACTGTTTTAGCTGCGTTGCTAAATCAGAGAAACGACATCCATGTAACGCCAACTTCAGGACTAATTGATATATTTGGTTCTGTCGTACAAACATGGGAAAACAACCCATCAACCAAAGGTCAACGACAAACTAACGAGCATCTTTACGAAACACTTAGGAAGCTAATCCCTGTGCGGGATGATGGCAAGATTACTGTTGATAAGTCTAGGGGTTGGGTAGCACCGCAGGTTCAAAAGACAATGGGCGAGGTCTTAGGCTCACCAGTGCGAATTGTTGCTACTGTCAGGGATGTAGCTACTTGTGCAGCATCGTTTGCCAAAATTGCTAAACCAGAGAACCTTGCTGAGTTTTGTAATGGTCATTTAATTGGACATTTAAAAAATTCTTACGCTTCTTTGTATGAAGGGTATACCAATCATCCTGAAAACATTCTATTTGTTGAGTACGATGAGTTGATGTCAGACCCACAGGCGGTCATTGCTAAGATAGAAGCCTTTTGGAATCTACAGCCATTTGCTCACGACTTTAATAATATTGATGGTAAATCAGTTGCAGAGGATGATGAAAACGCTTGGGGTATTGCTGGTCTGCACGACATCAAACCTGAACTAAAAAACACAGGCACATCCCCTAAAGAAGTATTGGGTGAGTTTGAGTATAGGTTCCATGCTCCTAAGTTTTGGAAGGGTGAAACAGAACCTAAAAAGGATGTACTAGACTTCCAAGTAGAAGCTGCTATGCGGGGTGAGTTTGAGGTTGCCGAGTCAATGTGCAAAATTCTTTTAGACACAAGACCGCACGATGACAGAGCAGCATTTAATCGTGGCTGGTACGCACTAAAATATGGCAACTTAAAAGAAGGTTTTGAGCTATTAGATAGAGGTCGTAACGAAGAAATATTTGGTAATCCTAATCCCTCGTCAATGCCAAAATACGATGGCAGACCTTTAAATGGAGAAGTTGTTTTATTGGTATTAGAAGGTGGTCGAGGCGACCAAATACACTCTGCTAGATGGGCAAGAGAGATTGTCAGTCGTGGCGGTGTATGTGTAGTTGCTTGTATGGCTGAGTTAGCTGGTCTAATGATGTTGGTTGATGGTGTATCTGCGGTGGTTGAATCTAGGGCTGCTGGCGGTGTTTACCATGATTACCATGTCTTAGGTATGTCAGGCTATCTGAGCTTTTTAACAGTCAATAACGCACCCTATATACCTTGCAAAACCATTAAACCTAACGGCAAGATTGGTCTGCGGTGGCAAGGCAACCCACAATTTGAGCATGAGCATAATAGGGTATTTGACCCAACACCTTTATTTACAATACCAGCAGAGTTAATTAGCTTGCAAAGAGACATAGGGACAGAAAACATTCCTGACCATGTGCAAAGACCTTGCCTAGATACTTGGTTACATACTAGGGCAGTAATTGAGAGTGTGGATAAAGTCATTAGTTCTTGCACTTCGGTTGCACACTTAGCAGCAGCAATGGGTAAAGAGACTTGGATTATTAGTCCAATATTGCCTTATTATTTATGGGCTGATGGCAAGGACACAAGCATCTGGTATCGTAATGTCAGACTTTTTAGGCAAGAGAAATTTGGTGATTGGGATACCCCTTTGGCTAAAGTGACTGGTGAATTTAACCAAAATATTAGGAGAATAAAATGAGTTTATATGTTCGTATTGAAAATGGTGAAGTTAAAGACTGTTGGGATACCCCACCAGACAGCAGACCTGGCTGGAAAAGTGCTATCGAGGTAAGACCTGCGATTACCCCACATCGTCAATACTATACAGGTCATACTTTTGATTTGACCAAAGACCCTGTAGAAATTGTTTATGGCGTTGCTGATATAACTGTTGAATCCCGCAAAGAAAGCATGAAACAACAGGCTGCTATGACATTTAATATGCTTTTTAGAAAACAGGCAGCAGAACCATCTACTTATGATCCAGTAGCCCTGCAAGCCGCTAAAGATGCTGTTGCACCAAAGCAAGCCGCTATTGAAGCCTGTACAACGCATGATGAACTTGATGCTTTAATTTGAAGTCATTATTTCTTTCTTATGATGTAAGGGTTAGCGGTGCGTACATTATTAGGCTAAAAGGGCATAAATTGTCAGAGTCATTAGCCAAGCGATGTGCAGATTCATGCGATAAAGTTGGGATGAAGTACCAGTATTGGGATGCGTTTGATGGGACAAAGGATGGCATTCATCCACCAGAAAACTTAAATCCTTTTATGAAAATGGTAAAGATTGCTGACCATTTTTTAACTAAGTCAGAAGTGGCTTGTGCTTTATCCCACATTAGTTTGTGGGCAAAATGTGTAGAAGACGATGTACCATTGGTTGTTTTGGAGCATGACGCTATTATGGTTGCACCTTACCGTGAGCATACTATGTATAACTCTATTTCGTACCTAGGCTGTAATGAGCAAGTAAAGCGTAACTGGAAAGTGTTGCCAACACCGCCACATGGTTCGATGGGGAAAAATTATCATTTTATATGCAGGGCGCATTCTTACTCCATAGACCCAGCGGTAGCAAAAAATATGCTTGCTCATGTCTTGAAGTATGGTATTAATAGTTCATTAGATGTTATGTTACGAGCAGATATATTCCCAATTCACCAGATGGGCGTATACGCTTATGACGAAGGTAGTCTTGCAAATACAACAATATTAAACAGAGCAGAAACAGACCGAAGCACCATTAGAAACGATAACTTAGAGAGATAAATGAAAAAGATACTAATCATGGGTTTGCCAGGTTCAGGTAAGACTTACCTAGCACAAGCCTTAAAGAAGTATTTAGAAACAAACGGTACTCGCAAAGATTATGGCGAATCCTTTACTGGCTTTAACGCACAAGTTAATTGGTTCAATGCAGACGAAGTGCGTAAGAAGTACAACGATTGGGACTTCTCCAAAGAAGGTCGTATTCGTCAATCCTTACGCATGGCTCAGTTTGCCTTAGAAGCTGGCGGTGATTATGTCATCTGCGACTTTGTAGCACCACTCGTAGAGATGCGTAACAACTTCAAGGCAGATTGGACTATCTGGATGGACACCATTGATGCTGGTCGGTACGAAGATACCAACAAAGCATTTATCCCACCAGAGGTCTATGACTTCCGTGTAACGGAGCAGAACTGCGAGAAGTGGGCTGAGTTCATCGGCAACCACATTATTGAGAACCGCAGACGACCCGTCTTTAACTGGCAAGCCGAAACAGTCCAAATGCTAGGCAGATGGCAACCGTGGCATGAAGGACATAGAGCTTTGTTTGAACGAGCCATTGCCAAGACAGGTCAAGTAGTTATTCAGATTCGTGATTGTCAGGGCTGGCAAGGTAGTAACCCGTTTGCCATCGAGCAAGTTAAGAACAATATTAAACGGGATTTAGACCCCCTATTCCAAGGGCAGTATGAGATTCAGGTCGTTCCTAATATCGTCAATATTACCTATGGGCGTGATGTTGGTTACAAGATTGAACAAGAGACCTTTGATAAATCCATAACAGACATATCCGCAACCAAGATCCGCAAAGAAATGGGGCTGACATGAAACAGTTTGTAGAGGCTAGAAATTTAGAGGGCGGGCTAATTGAACCAGCCCATGAGGTAGAGGTTATTTGTGCAGCCTGTGGATACGACTTAGATAAAGCCGAGCTAGAGGCAGATACCTGTTCAGACTGCGGTGCGCCTTTAAACCTAAGACAGCATATTTCTATCCATGCTACGTCTGTTCCTGCCGCTGGCGGAGAGGTGTTTTAAATTGAATTATGTCAGACGAACTCGGACTATCTGCTGGTGCAAAGGGCATAAGCGAAGGGATTAAGACTGGTCGAGAGGCTGGGCGAGAGATTGGCAAGAACATTGAGGAAGTACAGAAGGAAGCGGTAGATGTAGCAAGACAGCAAGCGCAAGCAAAGATTCGTGAGCGTAGAGAAGCAGAGTTTAAGAAGGAACGGGCAATATTCAAAGCCCTTGAGGAGTACAAACACCGCAAGAAAATAAGCGATGAAGAGTACAAACTAAGGGTAGATTTCATTAAGCAGCACGGCACTAAAGAGTGGCAAAAAGTGCTAGACATCAAGACCGAGATTGAACGGCTTGAGAAGGAAGACAAGAAGTACTTTGATGCCGAGTTGTCAAAGGTTAAATGGGTGCAGTTCTGGTGCTTTTTAGTAGCTGCTTGGATTGCTTATTACATAGTATGGGGGTCTAAAAAATGAATATGCAAGACGTACTAAAGGCGGTTATTCCGATCTTGGTAGCCTGTATAGCGTGGCTACTCGGTCAAGTTTCTTCATTTCAGACTCGCCTGACCCAGATTGAAGGCAAGATGCCAGCGTTGATTACTAATGAAGGCGTCCCAACAGACAGCCCTATTTCAGCCGAACGCAGAGCAAAACAGCGTGAAGAAATTTACAAAGATATTCATGACCTCCATGTGCGGGTCAAACTCCTTGAAGAAAGAGGAAAGAAATGATTACCCTATTTACTACCCTTATATCATTCCTGTCGGGCGGACTACCTAGCCTATTAGGGTTTTTCCAAGACAAGTCCGACAAGAAGCATGAGCTGGCTATGGCTGCTATGCAGACAGAACGGGAACTACAGATGGCAGAGCGTGGCTTTGCAGCCCAAGCCCATGTAGAAGAGATTAAGACCCAGCAGATTGAGATGCAGACCCAAGCCCAAGAAAGGGCGTCTTTGTATGCTCACGACATCGAGATTGGCAAGGGTGCTTCCCAGTGGGTTACAAATTCACGGGCAATGGTTAGACCAGCCATTACCTACGGGATGTTCTTGATGTTTATGTTTGTCGAGATATTTGGCTTCTGGTATGCCTTTCATAGAGAGGTGGCTTTTGACGTAGCGCTAAACCTCCTATGGGACGATGAGACTCAGATTATCTGGGCAAGTATTGTTTCTTTCTGGTTCGGAACACAGGCATTTAAGAAGTGAAAGTAAGCGATAAAGCCATCAAAATGATTAAGCACCATGAGGGCGTTCGTCAGCGTCCATACCGCTGTCCCGCCAAGCTGCATACGGTGGGTGTTGGTCATGTGCTTTACCCCCGTCAGGCTCAGTTAAAGATGGAAGAACGGGATGCCTATCCACTGGAATATAAAGATGATCGTACCTTTTCAATGGAGGAAGTAGATGACATTCTTAGAGACGACCTTAATCGCTTTGAGCGAGGTGTGGAACGCTACTGTCCCGTTAAGCTCACTCAAGGTCAGTTCGATGCTCTTGTTAGTTTTGCTTTTAATGTTGGTCTGGGAACACTACAGCGCAGCACCCTCCGTCAGAAGGTTATTCGGGGCGAAATGGACGAAGCGGCAGAAGAGTTCTTGAAATATACGCTCGCTGGCGGTAAAGTACTGAAAGGGCTAGTCACCCGCAGAAACGATGAAAGAGCCTTATTCTTGAGTTAATATGCCACTACAGAAACTACAATTTAAGCCAGGGGTTAATCGAGACCAAACTAACTATACCAATGAGGGTGGTTGGTTTGAGTGCAATAAGATCCGTTTCCGTTCAGGCTATCCCCAGAAAATAGGCGGCTGGCTACGCTATGGGCTATACACCATAGTAGGTACTTGTAGGCAAGTCTTTAACTGGATTACCACAGCTTCGGATAACTACTTAGCTATGGGAACGTCTAGAAAACTGTACATTGATGCAGGGCAAACCCTATACGACATTACCCCAATACGGGCTACCTCTGTTTCTCCAGCAACCAATAATTGCTTTACAACGGTAAATGGCTCTAAAACGGTTACGGTAGCCATAGCGTCCCACGGTGCTACAGATGGCTCTTATGTCACGTTCTCTGGTGCTTCAGCGGTAGGAGGTATTACAGCACCAAACTTAAATACTGAATTTATTATTACTTATGTAGACGCAAACTCTTTTAGGATTACCACGGCTACAGCAGCTACATCCTCAACCTCTGGCGGTGGTACTGGAATCACAGCTGCCTTCCAAATCAACATTGGTAACGATATTGGTGTTGCAGGATACGGCTGGGGCGCAGGTGCTTGGGGTCGGGGCGCTTGGGATTCTGGTGCTTCTACCCCTGTTTTTAGCGCTCAAAGAGATTGGTTCTTAGGTAACTTTGATAACGACCTTGTGGCTAATATCCGTAATGGCACGATCTATTATTGGCAGTATTCAGGCGGGGTAGCAACTAGAGCTACGCCTTTAGCCACCACAACTATAGACGGTATTGCTCCTGCGGATGTGCCTACCCAAGCAACCCAAATCTTAGTTTCCCAAAACGACAAACACCTTCTGGCTTTTGGAGCCACTCCTTACGGTGGTGGTTCGTTTGACCCACTATTAATCCGTTGGGCAACCCAAGACCAGCCTAATGTATGGACTCCGCTAATAACTAACTCGGCAGGGTTTTTGCGGGTATCCCGTGGTTCTGCTATTGTCTGTGCCATAGCAACTCGTCAGGAGATCCTTGTATATACAGAGGGAACTATAAGTTCTTTACAGTTTGTAGGTACTACGGATGTATTTAACCTTACAGAGCTTTCGGATAATATTTCTATTATTAGTCCCCGTGCTGTTACTGGAGTCAATAATGTGGCTTATTGGATGGGGCAGGATAAATTCTATGCCTATGGTGGGCGGGTTGAGACTTTGCCTTGTTCTTTAAGAAACCATGTATTTGAGAACCTTAACTACAACCAAGCCGATCAGATTATCTCAGGAACAAACGAAGGCTGGAACGAAATATGGTGGTTTTACCCAACAGCAGACAGTAACGTTAATAACGCCTATGTAATCTATAACCACCTAGAAAAGATTTGGTATTACGGCACAATTGACCGTACTGCATGGTCAGACTCATCTCTAAGGGAATACCCTCAAGCCATAACAGAGACGTACTTTACTGGTGCAGTGTCAGGTACAACCCTAACAGTTACATCGATTTCTTCTGGTATTTTAGAGGTTGGCTCGGTCATTACTGGGACTGGATTGGCTACAGGAACGGTTATAACGGCTCTAGGAACAGGCACAGGCGGGGTTGGTACTTACACCCTTAATATCTCACAGCTCGTTGTGCAGACCTCTATGACCGCTAATGGCATTATTTATAACCACGAGCAGGGTACAAACGACAATACTACGGCTATGACTTCTTATATAGCCTCTTCCGACTTTGACCTTGTTGATGGGGATCAGTTCATCCTGACTAAGAGGATCATCCCTGACCTTAACTTTGCTGGATCGACTGCCAATTTGCCTGCGGTCACAATGTACATCAAGCCTCGTAACTTCCCTGGCAATGCTTACTCCAACATAGAGGCTGAAAATGTTATTGAAACCTCGGTGGATGTCTATACCGAGCAGATATTTATGCGGGCTAGGGCTAGGCAGATGGCTATTCAGATTCAATCCTCTGACTTAAATGTCCAGTGGCAGTTAGGTAGTCCTAGATTGGATGGCAGACCAGATGGACGCAGATAATGGGAATGCAAAAGTTCCGAGCGCCAGCTCTTCCAGTTGCGACACCAGAATACGACCAACAACAGTTGGCTCAACTTATTGGGGTTTTACGGCTTTATTTCACACAATTGGATTCAAATGTTCCTTTACAAACGGACGGAATCAGGCTATTAAATCTACCAACATCAGGGTACAATTTGCCAGACGGCACTGTATTTCAGGTTGGCGGGGATTTAAAGATTGTTGTACCCTATATTTCTTATCTATTTGGAGTGTCAGCCACAGCTAGTGTGGGAACGGTAACGGTGACTATTATATGAAAGACAACTATGGGATTCTTTGACAGTTTAATAGACACGCCTACCTATCAATCTCAAATAATGTCGAGACCAGCTGGTGCGCCTCAAGCTGCGTTGCCACAGCAACCAATGCCTCAAATGCCAGCACAAGGCATGGCAAAAGGTGGACTGACCGCTGCTAATGAGAATATTAAGCAAGTACAAATAATGAAAGTAATTGCTAATTACTTTAAGAATCAGGGTTTACCCGTAGATAAGGCAATAGCTGGAGTACAAAGAGAAATTGAAAATGGTCTCCAATTAATTCCGTTTGAAAGCTCGGTTATGGGATTTAAGCCGTTAGGAAAAGGCGTTGCTCAGATTCATTTCTTTACAGTAGGCGCTATAGAAGATCTTGCTAATGATATGCAGTATTTTTATAAGTACCTAAAAAACAAAGGCATTAATACTGTCTATGATTCTATCCCAGCGCCTGTAACAATACAAATGTTCCAAAGATTAGGTGCTCAGGTTATGCGGTCTGACAATCCCAAGTACAAGTTCAAGGCACAAATATGAGCGTTGTTGCACTGAAACCTAAAGATACTTCTCTGTTAGAGCAGAAGGTAAATACTTTATACGAGGCCGCCATTGCTCAGCCTCAGATTCAGTGCGAAGAGAAGCACCATTTTGGACCCAATATTTATATCAAAGAAGTAACCATGCCATCTGGCGCTTTGATTATTGGCAAGCCCCATCGCATGGATCACCTTTGTAACATGGTATCTGGTCGGATGAAAATCCTACAAGAAGACGGCACAACCCAAGAATTGGTTGCTCCTATGACCTTTATGGCTAAGCCAGGCAGGAAAGTGGCTTACATTATAGAAACAGTAGTCTTTCAGAACATCTATTCCACCCCTGAAACGGATATAGAAAAGCTGGAAAATATGTGTGTAGATAACTCAAAGCCTCTGTTAGAGGGAGGGAAATAATATGGCATTCGTTGCTACAGCAACAGCTGTTGGAGGAGGATCCGCTATTCTTGGCGGAATGTTAATTGGAGCTGGCGTAGGTGGCGCTTATTCGGCTATTACTGGTGACGGAGATATTCTTAACAGTATGCTTACTGGCGGTCTTATTGGTGGCGCTGGTGCTGGTTTGATGGGTTTAGGTGCGGCAGGTAGCGCTGGCGCAGCAACTGGAGCTGGTGGAGCAACTGGTGCTGGAGGTAGTGCATTAGCCAGTCAAGCAGCAGCCCCAATGTCAACAGCAGTAAGTACAGGAGTACCAGCAGGTGCTCTTGCAGCACCAAGCGCTGCTCCAGCACTTACACTAGGATCAGCTGCTCCAGTTTCTGGAATTGGAACTGTTACATCAGGAGTTGCTCCAGCTGCTACTGGATTAACTGGTATGCAAACTCTTGGATATGGTTTAGCTGGTACAACCGCTTTATCTTTATTAGGTGGCAGACAAAAAGGAGTAGGCGCTGGTCAAATGCCAGATCCTGGAACAATTCGTCCATTTGACTATTCATCAACACCAAATGAACCAACAGGTATTTACCCATCCCCATACGCTACAGCGCAATATGATGCAGCTGGTATGCCAATCATGGATACCAGAGAGCGCAATTACTTTAATCAGGGATTTGCTGCACTGCAACCATATTCCGCTAAATCTGGAACACCAAATCCAAATATAAAACCTAATGAACCAGTTATGGTAGCAAAAGGCGGTCAAATAGATGATGAACTAGGCGGTGATTACACAGCTATGGGCATGGATCAGGGCAACCTACAAAAAGGTTTATTTGGTATGGGGTACGCTGCTGGCGGTCCAGTAAAGAAATATTCTTTCGGTGGTTTAGCGCTTATAGAAAACATGATGCTTCAAGCACAGCAAGGTCAGCAAGCACAGATACCAAAATACAACTTTGACCAAAACACGCAACGCTACAGTGTTGATAATCAACCTATGATGGGCGCTGTTCCATCGTTTGGTGGTTATAGTTTTGATCCAAATACTGATCGTTATTCTACAAATCCACAACCAATGGCGGCTGGTGGTATGACTAGTTTAGGAGGGTACTCAGATGGAGGTAGGATGCTTAAAGGTCCTGGTGATGGCATGTCTGATTCTATTCCTGGGGTTATCGGTAGCAAACAGCCAGCTCGATTGGCTGATGGGGAGTTTGTTGTTCCAGCGGATGTAGTAAGTCATTTAGGTAATGGCTCTACTGATGCTGGGGCTAAACGTCTTTATGCCATGATGGATAAGGTTCGTAAGGCTAGGACAGGAACAAAGAAGCAAGGTAAGCAGATTAAAGCCCAGAAGTATCTTCCTGCATAAATGCTACAGAGCGCCCAGTCATATGAAGCCAAGCAAAGAGCAGCACAAATATTGCTTGAACATGTTGGCGTTCAACCTTGCGGTGATTTAGAAGCCTTGTTTTGGGTAGATGAAGAGAATAAAATTGAATGGGTAGTAGGGTTTACGGCTTTTATAGGAAAGACTTGCCAGATGCACGTTATAAACCTAGTGGATTCGTATACCCCAAAAGGGTTGTTATTTGGAGCATTTGACTTTCCTTTTAACTACCTAGGCGTAGAGAAGATAATTGCCATAGTTAATAGCCTTAATACTAGGGCTATGAATTATGACAAGAAATTAGGCTTTACCGAAGTTGTGCGTTTAGAAGGTATGCACGATGATGGTGGAGATTTAGTAGTTTTAGAAATGAATAAAGCTGACTGTCGCTGGATTAGGGAGCGTGTAAAACATGAAACAGAATTGGTCTCGTAGAGAGTTAGAAGCCTTTGGTGAGCCCCTAGGCGATAGCGTCACCCAGCGTAAGCTCGGTGGTGGATACATTTGTGGTGGCGGTGGTAAAGGCGGTGGCGGTGGTGGTAGTCCTCCTCCTCCAGCAACCCAAACTGTTACCCAAACTGCTATACCTGAGTATGCTCGACCATATGTTGAGACCATGCTTGGTAAAACTGAAGCTCTTACAGACATTAACCAAAATCCTTACCAAGCTTATGGTGGTCAGCGGATTGCAGGGTTTAATCCTATTCAAGAAAGAGCATTCCAGAATGTTGCAAATCAACAAGTAGCTGGTCAGATTGGCGCTGGAACAACCATGGCTGGTGCTTCTGGGTTGGGATCAATTGGTACAGCCAATCAGCTTGGTCAACTTGGTCAGCAGTATGCTAGTCAAGTTACCAATCCATATGTCACACAATCTTACATGTCTCCATACATGCAAAATGTTGTAGACGTACAAAAGAATGAGGCGCTAAGAGATGCACAGATGCGTAACGTTGGCGCCAATCTAGGAGCTGCCCGTCAAGGAACCTATGGCGGTGCTAGACAAGTCTTAGCCGAGCAAGAGCGCAATCGTAATCTCCAACAACAGATGGCTAACATTCAGGCTACAGGATCGCAAAATGCTTTCCAAGCTGCTCAACAAGCCCAACAGTATGGTGCTAACTTAGGATTACAAGGTCTTCAAGGTCAATTAGCTGGCTATGGTCAAGCTGGTCAAATGGCTGGCACACTAGGTCAATTAGGTCAAACGCAATTTGGTCAGCAACAGGCCATTACTCAGGGACTGCAAAACGTAGGGGCTGTTCAGCAAGCTCAGGCACAACAGGGTCTGGACATGGCATATCAAGACTTCCTCAAACAACGTAATTACCCATATCAGCAATTGGCATTTATGTCTGATATGACCCGTGGTCTTCCTTTGTCTCAAGCTGCCCAACAGGTATATACCGCACCTCCAAGTGCAGCCTCCCAGCTTGGTGGTCTAGGTATGTCAGCCCTTGGTATATATGGAATGTCAGGTGGATTTAAAGGTGCATCAGGTGGTTTGCCAAAAGACTTTAAGAGTTATGCAAAAGGCGGTCTAGCCTATGCTACTGGCGGTGATATCAAGATGATGAGCACTGACCAGCTAGAGGCATTATTAGAAAACCCAGGTCTAACCCCGCTAGAAGTAGACATGGTTGAAAAGCAGTTAATGGTTCGTAGGCGCATGGCTATGAATCCTGAGTCGGATCAAATCATGTCTCCTGCCTTACGTTCTGGTATAGCCAGCATTTCTACAGGCAATATGGTTCCAGAGGAAATGGCTGGTGGCGGTATCGTAGCGTTTGCCACGGGCAATAAGGTTCAAGACAAGTTTGCTGCCTATGAAGACATGATGTTAGAAGACATCAAGAGACGGCAAAAGGTTTTAGAGCAAGGTGATCCGTATGCAAAGGCAGAGGCTGAAGAAGCTAATATTAGGAAAAGCCTACAGAAAAACAGAGAAACTGCACCATACCGAGCACTAGCTATGGCTGGTCTTGGAACAATGGCTGGCACATCTCAAAACGCCTTATCTAACCTAGGACTAGGTGGTATTGAAGGATTGAAGAGCTACGCCCAAGCTATGCGTGAACAGGATGAAGGTCAGAAACTTCTCTTGCAACAGGCTGGTGATCGTGAGAAGTCTAAGTTTGCTCGTGAGACTGCGTTGCTTGGATCTCAGCAGACTGCCCTTGGTCAGATGCTGGGTCGCAGGGCTTCGGCTGAGGCTACTGCTGCTGCCCGTGGAGAAACTGCATCTAGAAACAAACAGTTAGACTTTACAAGAGCGCAGACTGCCTATAACAGCTTATATAACAATGCCTTAGACAATCTAAAGGATACGGCTAAGCCTGGTGGCGTTAATTATAGGAAGTACAAAGACGATCCTGCCGCAATGAACAGGGATGCCCGTGCTGCTGCAATGAATGAGCTATCACCACAACTGCGTGATACTCTTGGCTTCCAAGCTCCAACAGCCACAGGTACTCCTCCTCCAGCAGCACCTGTAAAAGCACCTCCAAAAGCAGCTGTTCAGCAGTTAAAAAATATGGATACTCCTGAAACAAGAAAGCAATTTGATGCTATATTTGGTCCTGGTGCAGCGCAAAGAGCGCTAGGCAAATAATTCGAGGATTAAACCATGGCGA